TATAAATTCCCTCTTCAATTACTGCAAGTCTAAATAAATTTGAAATTTGCCAAAATATCTTCATGCTATTGGTCCGCCATCTATGGTAATGTCTACAACAGGAGATTCAGCTGTACCTAAAAAAGGACCAAAATTTATGTCAGAAGAAAAAAGTAAAAATTCCAATATATTTTGTGCATTTTGTATGATAGTGCCAAAATCAAAGCTGTCAATAACATTGTTTATTTGTCTAATGTCTATGCCGTGTACTAGTCCTGTTAAATTACCTGTGAATGTATTGGCAGTTATTTCGTTAGCTGCAACAATATTTTGACTATTTGCGTTTAGCTGTCCGCTTAATCTAGGATTAGGATCAAGAGCAACAAGATTATCTCCTGACAATCCAATTCTTATTGTGTTTGCTTCTTCTTGATCAGTCCGGGTGGTTACATTATTTTCGCCGTAGAGCTTGATATGTCCTGTGCTGTTACCTTGCAATATAGAACCAGCATCTGCTACAAAAATTAATCTTTCTATACCACTGCTGCTTGCAAGTGTAATAGTATTTGCTGAAGATGTAATTGTAATTCCAGAGCCTGCATTTAAACTTTTGAATTTATAATTTCCATCGTCTTGATAGGCGTAAATTCCTTCCCCACTTCCTATGTTTTCTATGCCAGTAGTAGTGCTTACTATCCTATTGTCTAGGTAGTCGAAGTTATTATTGACTTTGATAAATGCTTCTCTTAGATCGTCGCCTGTGCCATCATTGGCTAAGTATCCTACGTTGATTGTATTAAGTGCCATAATTTTCCTTAAGTTGTTAAATTTCCAGTAAAACTTACATTTGTTCTCTTTAATAGTTGATGGCTGTCTACCAAATGGACTGAACAATGATTTATTTCCGCCCCCAGATAAACTGTAAATCCTGGCATTACCATACCTACAAATGGATATCTTGTCGCCATATGCAAAATCCTAAATTACTTTTTGTATTTATCCTTGCTAATTGTGTGCCTATTTTGAGCATGTTACCTCTTAGCTTACGTTATAAGGTTGAGTTCCTACAAAAGGAGTTTTTAGATAAAGGTTTGCAGCACCTTGCAATGCACGTTTATTATTATAGTCTGTACTAGGAATACCAGTTGTAGGATCATACAGTCTATTACTTTCGCTAACTTCCTGTAACCAACGCAAACACTGAGCCTGTGTATAATGTGGTCTAGCCTCCAATAAACATGCCAGTACACCAGCAACTTGTGGAGATGCCATACTGGTTCCACTTAGTTTACTGATTTCCCAACTGTCATTATCTGGGTGCGCTGATGTTCCATTAGCCAATGCTTTTGTACTACCTGTTGCAATACTACTCATAATAGGACCGCCTGGTGCGCTAATATCTACACGTGGTCCCTTTTCACTACTGTTAAACAGCGGTTCCTGCCCACTCTCATACACATAACTGATATTACCTACACTGATAACACCTGGCTGAGCCATAGGTGTTGATCCACGATGATAATATGTTGTGCCGTATAAACTGCTAGTCCAGAAGTTGTCGTAATCCTGTCCGCCAGGCACATCACATTTATGACTGCCATTTCCGGCTGCCGCAACCATGATAATACCATCATCTAAACAGTCTTGAATATCAGCATCAACACTAGCAACACGAATTGGATGTGTCCACTCACCTTCGTACTGTTGACCTTGTATCATACCATACTGTCCTTGCATAGTAGTACCACTCCATAATGCGCCGCGATATTCTCCACCAACAATATTTTCATAGACAGCAAAATATCCCCAACTCATGTTAACAATAGTTGGACGAATAGGTACACTATCATCTTGTGGATTACTTGCCTTTTTACTGTTATGCCAAGCTCTTAGCATGTTAAAACTTGCACTTGTACCAAATGTATTACCAGGATCGTCTAAGATTTTTAGACTGTAGATGTTGGCATTACGAGCCCAACCAAATCGTCTACCCACTGCAATACCTGCAACGTGTGTTCCGTGTCCATCAATATCTCTGTGATATTGCGCTGGCTGTGTGTATGTAGCACTCAGTCCACTGATACTTGGCCAATCAACTTCTTGGTATCTTACTGTTGCTCCGTCAGCATCGCTAATAAATTCTGGGTGATCTGGTTGAATACCAGTATCTTGAATTACTACATCAATGTCTTGACCGCTTAGTGTATATGGAAAATTATAAGGAACAGTTCCGCTTATGCCACCATATGGATCAGCACCACTAGTACAACTTAATAGTCCCCAATTGCCTTGATCAGATGCTAGTGTATTCCCTTTCTCATAAGCTCGTGTAATTTCATCTAAACTTGCATTAATGAGATGATATCCGTTTTCAATTTTACTACCATAACGTACATCTATAATACGTGGATCTTTTCGTAATTCGGCGGCTTGTTCCTGAGTCATAACAAAGTCAAAGTTACGTTTACTGCCGGGCTTTTCGTCATGTAAATCGTATCCAGCATCCATCATCTGGTTTACAAATTCTTCTGTATCTACGCCTTTGTGTAGTGTAACAACGGCTCTGTTTTGGTCTTCAGTACTCATATCCTATCCTATCCTTTACCTACACCTGATTGAACCATTCATTGCAGAATGATTTCCACAGTAATAATAAAGGTCTGCTGGAGCATTCATTGGTACCATAAATGTAATCGTACCATTATCAGTTCTTGAACCAGTTACACCATCAGTATACTCGCCAAAGTATGTTCCGCTAGCAAAATTATCACCGCTGTCAGTGGTAAAGTAGAACGGATGACCTGGTGAATTGATAATAAAAAGATATGTAAATCCACGATATAAGTATAGTACAGGGTTATCAGTTGCAGCAATAAATCCACTACCAGTATAGCTGTATCTACTGCTATCTGGTGCAGTAATATTAAAACTTAGCAGATTGTTACTAATTGCAGTATCTACATAATTCTTAGTAGCCGCATCCTGTAAATCAATTGGATCTACTACGTTTGTAATTTTACTACTATTTGCATTGATATCACCAACAGCATTTAAACTAATATCACTTGCACTTTGTAATGTTGCAAATCCAAGTCCTGTACTATCTAAACTTGTTACGGTGAGTGTATTGTTAATTGTAACAGCATCGCTAGTAACAGCACCACGTGCAGTTACATCACTAAGTGTATCTGTACTACTTCCAAGATCACTAGTAAGTGCTACTATACCGCTAGCATCTGGGAATTGTATTATACGATCAGCAGTTGGATCTATTGCACTAATAGTTGTTTCAAAATTGTCGTCTGTAGTACCTTCGAACGCGATACTTGTAATACTGTTGATGTTCGGATCTAGTTCTAGCGTAACATTATTTGCGGCTATGCTTGCATTAATTTGTCCTGTTGTGCCAAGGAATGTTAATGTTTCTGTTGATGTATCAAACGTATGTGTACCTGTATTACCAGCAATACCAAATGTACTTACACCGCTACTGCCAGTTTGTGCTATCCAGTCATAATCTGTACCAGTCCAACTTAATACTTCATTGACACCTGCTGTACTTGTGTTAAGATGTGTATCTACATCACTGTCAGTATAACTTGTACCGCTAGTAACTGTTGTGAAACTAAAATTACCTGCACCGTCTGTTGTTAATACTTGACCATTTGTTCCGTCGATAATGCCTAAATCTGTTAATGCATTTGGTATAGTTGGTTTATTCGTCAAACTATTATAATCACCGTCGAATGTACTGTAATCTGTTCCTGCCACGGCTGCTGATATATTACCTGCACCGTCTGCTTTTACAATACCATTGACTGCTCCTATACCATCACCACTACTTCCTAATCCAGATAAATCAACACTGTTGCCATTTGAAATACGAAGAGTTGTACCAATTAAAGAAAGTGTTGGTGATTCAGATAACGTTAAAAATCCAACATCATTATTGAATTGACTTAAATTTGCAGGTTTATCTGTTAAATCATTGTAACTACCAGTAAACAGTGTAGGTTTATCAGTTAAATCATTGTAACTACCGGTAAAAAGTAAAGGGCGTTCTACGAGATCTATGTATTTTCCTGTGAATGCTACATTACTAAAATTTTTTCCATTTATGTTGACAGTTTCTGAGTTGATATATAAACTTTCAGCAGTAATGGTGCCTTCTGATGTAATGTTAACCACTCCAATGATATTATTGTTTTGTAATGACAAATTATCATTTTCTGGAATTTCTTTGATTTTATTGTCATTTTCGTCTATAATTAATGGAAATCTGTTAGCCATGTTTTTTTATCCTAATATACTTAATATATATTTAGCTATACTCTTATACTCTTCCTACTACAATTTCAACAACGCCCTTACCGTCGTTGGTTTTTTCTCCTACTGCTTTACCTAAGACTGTTCCTATTGGCGGATCGTTATCAACAATAGCATAGCCTGACATTGCACTAGAAACTAATAAATCGCCTTTTTCTACAATACCGATGACTTTACATGGTACACGCCCTTGTAATGCTATTGGTGTTACATGTTCTCCTGTACAGTCAGCATTCATTAAATAAGCCGGATTAGAAGATACTACACCTGCTACACGTCTATTGCATTTTATATCCGTATCGGTGACTTCATTTTGACCACCAAAAATCAACACGGTTCCGGCATCATACTCTTTGTCTGCTAAATAATTCTCAGCTAAGTCGGCATATTGAGCAGTTAATGCAGTACCATTAAACGTAGTTGCATAAATAGTATTCCATTTAAGATCTGCACTACCTATCATTCTTGTATTAGTAGTATCTGGGTTAATATTTCCATCAACAGTTAGGTTCCTTTTTACTACTACATCATTATATAAGTCTATCCTTCCGTAGGCAATTGCTTGTGGATCTGACTCATCGTTTGTTGTCTTAATTTCTAAAATATTGTCACCGGTATATAATTTAGCATTATTACCCTCAGTCTTTTTTGAAATTTTTATTTTATCATAAACATGGAGTTCTTGCTCAACATCTATTGTGCCGATAGTTGTACTTGCTGTAATCTCTACTGAATTTTCAAATTTTGATCTTCCTGCAACTAGAAATTCTTCATTTAAACTTTCGTCAAATATTTTTGAAAATGTGCTTTTTCCTGTGCTAGTAAAATTGCCATTTACACTTAAACTTGCATTTGTTGCTGCAGTACCTATAGTTACGTTTTTTAGTAAGTCTGTAGCCGGATAAATTATTACTTTTCCGTTTCCAGTGTTCTGTCCATCAGGGTACCCATTTGGGTAATAGATAGTAAAATTTCCATCTGCTGTTAATGATCTAACTTCATCTACATAAAGAGCTGTTCCGTCTAATTTTGCCTCCGCTACGCCGTTTGTAAAGAATACGATATTATCCGAAGCACTATCATTAAAACCTGTATGAGCACCAAATACCATACCAGTCCCGCCAGTATTTCCAACTGTAGCAGTATTGGTACTATTTCTGATGTTAGCTTCGTCAATTGCTTCTATACCTTTTGTGTAGATCCAATTACTAGCAACAAACCCCTTAGTATAATCTTCTAAAGCATTTGGCGCAGTGTTTTTAGCGTTAGATTGAATGTCACTGCTTACCTCAACTAAATGCCGCTCAGTGCCGTGCGTGAACCTTGCATCGCCTACATTTAGTTGATCAGGCATTTCTACTGTAAATCTAGTTTCTGCATCACTGCTACCAGCTTTTAAGATTGTCCTATTACCAGTAGGTGATTTTAATTCTATTTGGTTTGAATTATTAGCATACAAAGCTAATACTTCTGCATTGACATTCGATCCAATAATAAGTGAACTTACTTGGATTGATCCTGCTCTCGGATCCCCAGTCTGCGGTGGTGTTGGATTTCTAACAACAAAGGTGTCTTGAGTAGGAAGATATGCTAATTTCTTTGTACCATAAGTACCAACTGCACTCCTTAACAATACATCATTTTGTCCTGCTGTGTAAGATATTCCAAAATCATCGTCGTGAACTCCTCCTCCTAAGTTTATCACTTCTTTGAATGTTACATGCTCTGCTGTTGAATGCCCATTACCTGCAACAGCAGATTTTCTGCCTATTACCTCAAACTGTTGCATCCAAGACAGTTTTGGTAATGTTACACCATCAGCATCACTTGTAGCAGTTTTTAGTTCTATCCAACCTGTATTTTCAACAGCTGAAGCAGAAGCTGGAGAATCTAGAATATTTTCTTTGACAACGTTGTTAGGAAATTCATTTGTGCTGGTACCTGCAATAAAATTGCCGGAATTTAATCTTATAGTGATTAAATCACTGTTCGTAACTGTTCTTGCAATTGTTGCTTCCGCTGTTGCTCCAAGCGTTCCTTGTGTAATTGGGTCACCTTCATTCGCTGTGATAGGAGTTGTTAAACGGATTGTTCCAAGGGTTGAAAATTCTTTAGAATTAAATGCCGATAATCCTAAATCTGCCTGTGTTATGCTACTGAAGGTATCAGAATAAACTGTTGCACTTTGCATATCTAGTTTGCTTTGTTTAATTCGAGCATCCGGATTAATCATGCTATCAAAAATAACTTCGCTTTGTATTGTCAAATCTATTTTAGTATTAGAAATATTCGCATCTTGTCCATCTGCAGGTTTTGAAATTAACCATTTCACATCACTATCAGATATTACTGATGCATGGGTATACTCTTGATACGGTCCTCCTAGGTCTTCATTAATATTATTAGTAAGCATTGCAGCAGAACTTCCTTCTGGCGTTTGACCATCGGGTGTCCAATTGCTTACTATATCTATACCTGCATTAAAATTGGTAGCACTAGTTAAAGTATATATAATTTTACGTGTACCAGATCCTGTGTTACTTAACAGTATATCGTTAATAGTTTCTACGTGGACTATAAAACCTGTTGCTCCTGATTGATTTCCTTTTATAGTCTGCCCTACAGAAAATGCACCACCACCTGATTCTATTTCTGTATACATTATAAATCTACCTGTAGCAACTATGAGTTCTCCTGCAGATCCTTCTAAAGGTGTTTCATAAAAATCTCTTAATACTCCGAGAGAATTAAATCTTTCAACATTAGCATCTACATATGCTTTTGTGATTGCGTCAGTTGGTTCTGTTGGAGGACCAACATTAGTGATTCTAAATTGATTTGCATCTATGTTACCTTCCAATGGAGTTACACCGTTTAGGGTAAGGAATCCTGTACCAATACGTTGTGCCCCTGTTATTTGAGTTAAAGCCTGAGGATTATATCCTAGGACGCGATTGATATATCCTGCGATAGCTTTTTCTACTGGTACAGCTTTACCAGAAAGATCTGCAAATGTATCGTCTGCCGAAAACTCATCGATTACTACTCCTTTTTTAAATCCTAAAGAGTTTGCACTTGATAAACCGACTTGTCCTGAGAAGGTAATGTCACCAGTTCCTTGATCAACTTCGAAGAATTTTCCTACTCTAAAAAATCCATATTGATCTGTACTTACCCAAAATACTCTTCCTTTTCTTCTTTCCCATACTTGGGCTTTAAATGCATTAGGCGCTGATGTGTATGAATCTGCTAAACTTTCTGTGGGCGGTCCTAATATTACGTTAGGATAGTTTGAGGTGTTAAATCCTCCGGTACCTATTTGTGTAAAATCATGACCAGTTGCTCTACACAATGATATCCTAACAGTGATTTCTGCTGATGATAATGCAGGTAATCCTACATAAAATTTTCTTGCTTCGTCGGAAAGCATTGGGGCAGATATTCCATAAGTGCTAGAAGCTGTTAAATCGGTCGCTGTCCATCCTATTCCGTTTGCTATTGAATCTAGTGGTGCAATATCTATAAACGCGGCGTTCCTACCTATATTAATATTTGATATAGTAACTGTGGCACCGCCTATTGTCGCAGTGCCTGTTGTCAATTCATTTTGTATATCATATACAAAAATTATATTTTCGGATGAATAATTTGCTGCAATTTTGGCACTAGCTCCTGTGCTTGCTTGGGTAAGCATATCATCTTGAACTGCTGAAATCTGCGTACTCAGAGTTAATTTAACTAATTCTTTATAATTAATAATTCTATGGGTTTTTCCTTGATGAGTAAATATCATTCCTCCTACGTAATTAGGATCTGTAGTATCGGTTATAATACCATGTGCAGAATAATTTGTAGTGTCTTTTGTTATTCTTGCAATTTGACCATATAAACCTTGAGCGTCATCTAATGGTAAAATTGCTATTCGAGTGTCGCCTATAGTATTTCCGCAGTTATCACCTATAAAATCATTTGTAGGATTTGTAGAATTAAAAGTAAGCGTTTGTAAAGTAATATAGTCATACCCAACTTCAACAGTAGCAAGTGTTCCATCGTTGGTTAAGATATCTCTAGATATACTATCCACACTTTGGAAAGCCAAACTTCTATACGTAACGTCGTCGCTTTCATCTAAATTGATCGCAGTGCTAGGTCTAGTTACCAAACCAGCTCTATCATTTACATTTGAAAATTGGAAGATAGTGTAATCTCTATATTCTAAATATGTATCATGCGGTATATCTCCTTGTAGGACAGGAAATTTATCAATTGGTGTTGTATTATCTGCAATAATGTCTAATCTATAAACTAGGTTACTGTAAATACCTTTAGATGTTCCGTGTACAGTATCAACTGTAATGCCAGTAATTTCAAGATCATTGGATCCATCATTGAAACTAATTGTAATCGCATCATTAGCTGCATAATTTTGTCCTGTAGTAACAATAGTAATAGATTGATCTGGTCCTATATCTACGCATAGTCCATAACCATCGCCTGTTGTTTTAGTAAAAACATTTTGTAGTCCCAGGAATCCAGCTGCAACAAGTATACTACCTTGATTACTAGTATCTAGTGCAGTTACGCCTCCATTTACAACATCATCTTGGTTTACAATACCTACAATGCCATCTGTGTCTACTTCTGTAATTATAATTGCAGGATCATAAGTTGTTATTTGTACGTTAGATGCATCCAATATACCTACAATAGTTGTTAGGGTTGATATTTCGCTACTTAATGATCTTAAAGATAACCAATTGTCATTGTAATGGTTTGCAGCAACTACGCCTGTAATTTCGCCACTAAACTGTAATTTTGTACCTTCAGCGAATGTTTGCGAAGTTGCCATTCTAATTAATCGAGTTGAAGATGCATCTCTATCACTTAATGATGTAACACTTGAAACAACGTAATTAAGTATACCAACATCTACTTGAGTACCGTCAATTGTGACTGTACCATGATCAACAGTAAATTCACTACCAGCAGCAGGCATTCTTTTAGCGTCATACACTGTTATACTTGTTTGTTCATATTCATTTGGATTTTGTGAGGTAGTAAACGCTTTTAATGGCTGTACCATATCATATGTCAAAACCACTTGATCTGGAATCTCGTTAGGATCAGCTCCTTCTGCCACTAAACCAAAATTTCCATATCCATTAGATCCGTTTAATGATCTAATCTCAGCACCATTAGCTGCATAGTATGCAACATGACAATAATAGGTAAACATTGAAACCATTTCTGAAAATGCACCATTTGTACATAGCAGTCCATAACCAAGATCATTTACTTGGGTGTAATCATTGCCTAATATACTTCTATTACCAGCAGTTTGTAGGAATATGCCCATTGGATAAATCAGGTTAGGTATTTGCTCAGGTATAAATCCTTGTTTATTATTAGAGCTTGCATCTAAATAAATTTTAGCTGTGCCAGCAAAACTATTGTAATCAGAAATTGCGTTAATTTGGAAACGTCTACCGTCTAAATAAAATGGACAGGGTAATTGCGGTTCTCTAATTCGTAGACCTTCTCCAACATCACTTTGAATACCTAAAGTGAAGTAACCTTGTGTGCTGCTTCCATCGTCTAGTATAATAGTTTTACTGCTTTCTGCAACAACACCGGTAATTTTTGTAGGTAAATTTCCTACATAGGCATCAACAAACATGCCTCCTGCGAAAGTTTGTTTATTAATACTCTTGCTAAAACTACTCGCTGTTTGAATATATGGTGATTTAGTAAGTATTTGATTGTCAGGATCTAAAACCGCCATAAAACCGCCATGACCTCTACATGTTATTTGCCTTAAAATAGTTGTGTCACCTAGCAAAAATACATCCATTTCATCGTTTCTTAGTGGAGGATTATAGTCAGGGTCAAACACGAAAACTAATTGATTAATTAAAACATCTATAATAGACATAACAGAGCTTCTAGTTTCAAGATCATTGAGTGCATATGCAGTAAGTTCGTCAGGTTCGCCCGTGATACGTAAATCAACTGGTTCTATGTCTGTTACAACTGTAGATCCAGCTTCGTATCTTTTGACTGTAATACTATTATCTTGGCTTTCTGTTTTTCTAAAAATATGAGGAACAATACTAGGTTCAGTAATTGAATTGTGTGTTCCAACGTTTACCACTATTCCTGTAGTATCATATAAACTTTGAATTTGTATTTTGGTTTTGTATGCAGGTGATGCAGGGTCAGGATAATAATGAAGAGTAGTATGGTTATCTGCTTCACAGGTAAAAACTAACGATTCAGGTAAAATTTCTATATAATCTCCGACATTTAAACCGTGACCTGACCCAATTATTATTCTTAGGTCTCCACTACTTGGAAAATATTCTGTTCCTGTTTCTGCTGTAAATGCTTGTTGTTGAATGAAATATGTAGGAGCAATATTTTGAACTAATGAGGTAGCAAGTGTTTTTATGTTACTTAATGCGGCAGAACAAGCAGATTCTTGTTCTGGTCCGGTGAATTGTCCTCCGTAAAATGATCCTTGCATTTCTAAAATATTACTATTTCCACCTATTTTTAAATCCGCTATCAAAGCATCTATTACATATCCTGTATCTCTTCTTGATTTTTCTGTGTTATATGGTACTTCTGGCGTAACTGATTTTAAATAATAATTAGTTTCTTCAATTAAGTAATCTTTATTCGCAGCAATAATATCTGCACTTGTTTGGTAACCCCCATAATTAGTTGTGACTCCATCTTCACCAATATTGGTGGGTTTACTTGGGTCTTGCAAGTAGTGGTATCCGAATTTTCCTTGCAACTCACCTACTTGATTTATAAAATCTGTTCCTCCTCTTGCTATTTGCAATCCGTCAAATTCATTATCTCTGTAGAAATAATTAGTTGCCCACTTGCTTTGGCTTATTCTAGCAATATTGCTTGTTCCTTGTGTTTTTGGTTTAATAATGACACGTCTAAATTCATCGCCTACAATTGATACATTATTCATTATTCGTATTGGATAATCTTCTTCGTAAATTCCAGTTTCTATTTTAATTGTAATTTCTTTATCATTGATATAATTACCAAATTCTAATTCTTCACCAATCGTAAAGTCTTTTGGAGTTAATAAGAAAACTTGGAAAACTGTAGGATTTGATTCAGCAACTGTTGCTTCATTTTGAACATTGTTATAAAAATTAACTATTTTTCCTAGAGCATTTGATGTTTTACCTCGTAAAACTTTCCCAGGTAATGCATCTGCATTGGTATCTTGTGTTTGATCAGTGTAATAACCTGTACCATTATTGAGTACTAATTTATAGGTGCTTCCATATACTGTATCAGTTGATACTCCTAAACCTTGATTAATAATATTTCTAAAAGTATCAAATCTACTATTTACTCCAACAAGTGAAGATTCATTTGCCCCAGCTTCTTCTTTTGTAAATATTCCGGTATCTGCAACATGAATAAAATTTGTAGAATTAATAGCATTTGCAGATGATGTTATAATACCTCCACCAGTATAAGACCAGCTAGGGTCTGGTACGATATCATTACCAAGATCGTCTACTAGTTTTATATATAACGAATTAGATTCATCTATCTTTGCGAAATATTGTACTTGGTTTAAATCATAAGGACTATTAATTTCAGTTATTACAATGGCTTCACCGTCAATGAAGTCATGGGCTGAGGTAGTTGTAATTACAATTTGGTTAGAACTAAAACTTATAGAACTAACTCTTGCTAATTTAAATCCACTATCGTTAAATAGGTAAAATTGATTTGGATTTTCTGTAGTTAATATAGTAAAGTCTTTTTCGTTGAATAAGTCGGCGAGGATCGGACCGTTATCACTTGTTTCTTGAACACCAGTTATTCTAATAGTTGCTGAGTTAGCGTTGCTAAAATTATTTAAATTGTGTGCAATATTTGTAGTAATACGAGCAGGAAATGTAGACGTAATTTCTGCAATTTGGTATTCCAAAATTCCTAGAGTTTGCATTTCATCGGTTTGCCACAATCTACTTACTGTACCACCTCCAGCATAATCTGTATAAGTGAAACCATTAAAAGGTGTATTTAATTGTTGATCTAAATATAATTCAAAGCTTATTTCATTGTCTTCTGTAAGACGTTTTATATAAAAGATTTTATCATTTATTTGTGAAATATTTTGATATTCTAAACCAATGGCATTCTCTATTAATATAGTTGCGCCAGTAGGCCAGCCATGTAAACTATCGGTAGTTAAGATTGCCGGACTTACTGCTACTTCTAAATTATTTTCATCAATTATTTTTGTTTGAATAGATGCTATGCTAACTGTTTGGTACCTTAAATTATTAAGGATACCTCCTGTTGTGAGACCAACGGATCCTAAAAGATATCTATTTAAAAAATTTACCAAACCAATAAATTCAGCTTGATGCTTCCTAATTAAAATGCGCCTAGAAACTGAACTATAAAAATTATTTGCTGCTCGTTTTGTTAGGAAATTAGATTGAGATCCACGATTTATATCCATAGAAATAGCTGATAAAATTTCTTCTACGTAAAGTTCTATATCATTATCTTCAAATGTAAAATTAGGATAAGTGCTTTTTAGAAACGCAAGACTTTCTTTTTGTAAAAACAAAATATTTTCATCAATCAGTTTCCGTGCAGTGTTATCAGATGGTATATCAATTTCTGCTTTTAAAACTGTAGCTGCAGCAGTATAATTTGAATGAGTTAAAGTTTGCATGTAAGGACCTGGAGTAACAGGTGCTGCAAGCATAAGTTCTTCTGCTCTACGAGCTGCTGCATTTATACTTGCATATGCATATTTTTCGCACGTTCCTTCTAAGCCTACAGGAACATTTGTCATTAAATCATCACCGCCTGTGCTTACATAGATATTTTCAGGAGAAGTATGATTTGCTGTATTGTCTACATAGAATTTAGTAACTGATCGGTAGTCATCTACTGCTGTACTTTTAACTCCCGCTAGGTCGCCTGGGTGATCATGTAAATCTAACGGTC